TGGCAGGGCTTGGTTTCTTTCCACCAAGTAAGAAGTGGGTCAGTGCCAATGGCTTCGGTGTAGGTAAGACAAACCTGGATGCACTTATAGCCACAGCTAAAAACAACAATATGGAGAAAGCAAATGAGTTTTTACAAGACCTTAAAAGGCTTAGTGCTATTAGCAGTTATCTTAGTAGTTTTGTGGATGGTATTATCACCAACTGTAAAGGAAGTGACAAACTACACATCACCCTTACCCAGCATATCACCAGTACAGGTAGATTCTCTGGACGAAATCCCAACATGCAAAACATGCCCAGAGGAGGAACCTTCCCAATAAAACGTGTGTTCATCTCAAGGTGGGATCGTGGCAAAATAATAGAGAGTGACTTTGCCCAACTTGAGTTTAGAACGGCTGCGTTCCTAGCACAGGACAAGACAGCCATGCACGAGATAGACACAGGGTTTGATGTACACTCCTACACTGCAAAGGTTATCAGTGATGCAGGGCAACCCACATCTAGACAGGAAGCAAAGGCTCATACATTCGCCCCTCTCTTTGGCGCTACTGGATATGGTAGATCTAAAGCAGAGGCTGCGTACTATAAGCAGTTTGTTGAGAAGTATAAGGGCATAGCTAGTTGGCACAGCAGACTAGGTAACGAGGCTGTCAACGAGGGTAAGATAACCAACGTCAGTGGCAGACAGTACGCATTTCCTGATGTCATACGTAGAGAGAACGGCACTGTGTCGCACTTCACTATGATCAAGAACTATCCTGTGCAAGGCTTCGCTACAGGAGATGTCGTACCAGTTGTACTGATAGAACTTGACCGTCTGTTACGCCCTATGCACTCATGTTTAGTTAACAGTGTTCACGATAGTATGGTAATTGACACACACCCTGACGAAATAGATGATGTGTTAGGTACAATTGATTTGATTAACACTAATCTAAATGATATGATTCAAAAAGAATACAACATAAAAGTAAACGTTCCTTTGTTATTAGAATCAAAAATAGGTGACAACTGGCTTGACACAAAAGACGTTTAATGATATAACTCTAACTCTGAAACTTTTTACATATGAAAGGTAAAATTATGGAAAATGCAGTCGCACTTAAAGTAGACAACATGAACTTGTCTGATGCTATGGGTTTCTCAAGCCCTACAACACAGTCACAGTCTAGTCTACGTAGGATTACAGGTACAGTCATACAGGAAGTTGTTGATGGCAAGGTAGCTTCTTCACCTGTGTTCAAGATTACATCTGAAGATGATGTAGTATACGCCAGAGAAGTAGAAGTCAGACTATTTGCAGAGCGTCAGAAGTGGCAGCGTTGGGATAGTGAGAACAAGACTATGCAGAAGTCTGTCATGTCTAACTCACTCAACGTTGACTTGAAAGATACACTTGGTACGTTCAATCTTGGTAGACCGTCAGGTTACATCAAAGACTTCCAAGCTCTACCCAAAGATCAACAGGATCAGATACGCAGTGTTAGCCGTGTCAAAGTTATGATGGGTAAAGCTAAACTAGTTGGTGCTTTCTACGAAGGTGGTGAACCTGCTACAGGTTACGATGATGAGTTTGACTTTGTGATGGATGTTAAGAACAGAGACAGTCTCAAGTACATTGATGCCGTAGTAGGTAAACTAATGAAGAAGAAGATCTCACCTGCAGAGCACACCATAGCTCTACTTGGTGAAACACGTAGCTTACCTAACGGCAACCCATACATGGTGACTAACGCCTCCCTCAGTGAGTTCGTTGGCCTAGCTGATGGTGATAATGAAACACTACAAGACTTCCTAGATTATGTAGACTCTAGTAACGAGTACGTTATTGGTAAGTGGGAAGAGAAAAATGTAGAAACATTATCCCCATCTGACCAGGATATAGTTGCCAATATAGTTGATGTGGAGGACTTTGACCAGTGAACCACCCTGCTGAACTAGCTTTGCATCAGTATCTTAGGAGTGCTATCGAAGGTAAATCTGAGATGTCTCAGGATATCATTGATAAAATCAAGGAAGATATTGGTGCTGCTCTTGATAAGCAGTTCAACGCTGCTGAAGAAAAGCGAGAGTTTAAACTTAGGATGTCCAACGTTGGGCGTCCGAAGTGTCAGCTATGGTTCGAGAAGAATGATCCCGATCATCAGGAGCCTCTGCCTACTTCATTCAAAGTCAATATGATATTTGGTGATATGGTAGAGGCTCTACTAAAAGGTTTGCTCAGAGCATCTGGAGTGCAGTTTGGTGATAATGAAAAGGTGTCAATGCAACTCAACGATAAAGACGAACTGTCAGGTGAGTATGACATGCTACTAGATGGCAAGATAGATGATGTTAAGTCAGCTAGTACTTGGTCATACGAAAATAAGTTTGTTGACTTCTACACATTAGAGAAGGGTGACTCCTTTGGTTATGTACCACAGCTTGTAGGCTACGCCACAGCAGCTAACAAAAAAGTTGGCGGCTGGTGGGTTGTAAATAAAAACAACGGTAGCTTCAAGTATGTTTCTGCAGCAGAGGTAGACAAGGACAGAGTGTTACAAAAGATAAAGGATGTACACACCTACCTTGAAAGCAATGCACCATTTGAGAGATGCTTTACGGATGAGCCAGAGGTATACAGAGGTAAGTCTAGTGGTAATTACAAGCTACCCAAGTCCTGCACTTTCTGTAATCATAAGATAAAGTGTTGGCCTAATCTAAAGAGTTTACCATCAAAGGTATACAGTGGTAAGAAAGAACCACCAACCGTACACTACACAAAACTAAGAGGTGAATATTAATGACTACAATAACAATCAACGATAAAGAATATGCAACAGACGATATGTCTGATAAAGAAAAAGAGATAGTGCAACTGTTGCAGCAGAACCTAGTATCTGTTAATATGCTAGAGCACTGGCTACAGTGTGTTAAGTTTGTAGGGGAGATGAAGACACGAGAACTAGAAAAGTCTTTAAACGAAGAGACAGAGATGGTTCGTGCTCGTAACGAAAAAGGACATTATATAGCAGATGACCCAGACACCCCAGAAAACGAAGCGTGGGTTGAGAAGCCCAAAGAGAAGAAGGAGTAGCTCTAGAAGGTATCGCAGTGGATTAGAAAGTGATATTGCTGAATACCTAAAAGATAAACAGAACCAAGTCAGGTATGAACGTTTAAAGATAGAGTGGGAAGACTTACGCTACAGAACGTACACGCCTGACTTTATTTTAGATAATGGTATCATAATAGAAACCAAAGGTATCTTTGATACTGAAGACAGACGTAAACATCTAGCCATAAGAGAACAACATCCAGAGCTAGACATACGGTTTGTCTTCAGTAACAGCAAAGCAAAGTTGTACAAAGGTGCTAAGTCTAGATACTTTGAGTGGTGTGACAAGCACGAGTTTAAGTGGGAACACCGTATCATACCCGAAGCCTGGCTAAAAGAAAGAGGCAAGCTTATTAAAGTTAAACTCATACCTTTTAAGGGGGAGAAGAAAGTAACATGACAAAATATGTAGTAGGAAAGGATGAAGTAGCTTTAGTTTTGAAGCCTTGTTCTTTTGATGGTAAAGGTAACTGGACAGGAGAGTTAAACACTGGTCTAGTTGTAGGCGAACTAAGCATGTTAAATCCAGAGGACACCTCATACTTAGTACACTTGGCTACGATGATGGGTGCATTTTTAGAGCTTGCACAATATGATCAAGATCTATATAATCTAGTAGAAGAAAGAAGAAACGAACTAGTAGGTTACGAAGAAGAAGACCTACCCCTGTACGAAAAAGTAGAAGGCACAGAGGGTAAAGTTTTAAAGCTTACTAGATTTACAAAGACACAAGGAAACGCATAATGGATACAATGATAGATACACTTACTATGAACGGACAGACACTGTTTGATGATTCAGATATAATTAGTTTTGATCCAGTAGATAAACCTGCACATTATAATTTAGATAATGGGGTTGAGTGTATAGATTATATTAAACAAGTCTTAGGTAAAGAAGGTTTTGTAGCATACTGTAGAGGTAACGTTATGAAGTACAACCACAGAGCTATGTACAAAAATGCTACGCCTGTAGAGGATCTAAAGAAAGCACAACAGTATTTGACTTGGGCTAATGAAACATTGAGGGAAATACACAAGTGATAGTAAAGAAAAAGTTTAGCGTTACATTTCTACTAGAAGTAGATGAGCCATGTAACGTTCTGTCAACCGTAGAAGACGCACATGTGGAGGATGTACACGATCTAATACACAATACGTTTCACGATATAGATGATGTAAACATAGAAAATTTAAATATAAGGGAGAGGCTATGATCAACGCTAGTGACATCGAAGCATTTGAATATTACAACGAACTAGATAACAACAACATACTACCAACAGATTATCAGACATTTATATATAAGTCTAGATACTCCAAGTGGCTACCTGAAAAGGGCAGACGAGAGAACTGGAGTGAGACTGTATCACGCTACATTGATAATGTTGTAGGTAATAAAGTAGATGAAGATACTAAAGATGAACTAATGTTTGCTATACTTAACTTAGAAATCATGCCTAGCATGAGAGCTATGATGACAGCAGGTCCAGCAGCAGACAGAGACAACACATGTATGTATAACTGTAGCTACGTAACTGTTGACGATCCAAAAGCATTTGATGAAATCATGCAGATACTTCTTTGTGGAACAGGTGCAGGTTTCAGTGTTGAAAGACAATACATAAACAAGCTGCCCGAAGTGCCAGATCTGTTTGAAAGTGAAACAACAATAGTTGTACAAGACAGTAAAGAGGGTTGGGCTAAGTCTTTCAGACAGCTACTAGCTTTATTGTGGGCAGGTGAGATACCTAAGTGGAACATGTCTAAGGTTAGACCTGCAGGTGCTAGGCTAAAAACATTTGGTGGTAGAGCTAGTGGCCCTGCTCCATTGGTGGATCTGTTTAACTTTACTGTACAAACATTTAAGAACGCACAAGGACGTAAACTAAATGCTTTAGAGTGCCACGATATTATTTGTTTTGTAGGACAGATTGTAGTTTCTGGTGGCGTTAGACGTAGTGCTATGATATCATTATCAAACCTGAGTGATGATCGTATGCGTCACGCTAAGTCAGGACAGTGGTGGGAAAACGCAGGGCATCGTGCTCTAGCAAACAACTCTGTATCTTACACAGAGAAGCCTGACATGGAGTCCTTCTTGCGTGAGTGGACATCACTCGTTGAAAGTAAGTCTGGTGAAAGGGGAATATTTAACCGTGAAGCATCTAAGAAACAAGCTGCTAAGTATGGTAAACGTGATGCAAGCTTTGAGTTTGGCACTAATCCTTGCAGTGAGATTATACTTAGACCGAATCAATTTTGCAATCTTACGGAAGTTGTGGTTAGGGCAACAGATAATGTGGACACGTTGGAACGCAAAGTGCGCCTTGCAACGATCCTTGGAACTATCCAATCAACTTATACCAAGTTCCCATACTTGCGAAAGGTGTGGCAGCGAAATACAGAAGAAGAGCGATTGCTTGGTTTGTCTCTCACAGGGATAATGGATAACCCATTAATGACAACAAAAAATAAAGGATTGGAGAAAACACTTGAACATTTACGAGAAGTTGCTGTTCGTACTAATACTACTTGGGCTGACCGCCTTGGCATTGCAACAAGCGCAGCCATTTCATGCGTAAAACCTAGCGGTACAGTTTCACAACTTGTTGATTCTGCATCTGGTATCCATGCTCGTCACAGCCAATATTATATACGGACTGTACGTGGAGATATCAACGATCCACTAACACAGTTTATGAAGGATCAAGGCATACCTAATGAGCCATGCGTTATGAAACCAGATACAACTGTAGTATTTAGTTTTCCTGTTAAGGCTCCAAATAAAGCCGTAACTAGAAACGACATGACAGCCATAGAACAACTAGAGACATGGCTGATGTACCAAAGGCACTGGTCAGAGCACAAACCTAGCATAACTTGCACTGTGCGTGATGATGAGTGGCTAGAAGTCGGAGCCTTTGTTTATAAACATTTTGATGAGATGAGTGGTATATCCTTCCTACCCCACTCAGATCACACATACCAACAAGCACCGTATCAAGAGTGTAGCAAAGAAGAGTACAACAAACTCCTCAAGTCTATGCCTCGTAACATACAATGGTCAGCTTTGTGTGATTATGAAAAGGAAGATAACACCGTAGCTATGCAAACACTAGCCTGTAGTGGCGATTCGTGTGAGATAGTTGACCTAACATAAAGGAAAATAAATGGAAACGTTTGGAATATTTGTTGTTATAGTAGCCCTAATGGGATGGTTTGGTGAAATAACTACACCACCTGCTGCTGAAGACCCTACTTATAAAGCAGAAAGCACAGAGTAATGTATGTTCTAGTACTTATAATGTCTATTGCCCCAGGATATATTCAGGTTCAAGCAGTAAATCATGTGTATCCTACTATGGAGATGTGCAAAGATGGTGCATCTTACATACGTGGGGAGCTTATGAGTGCTAGACCATCACCTCAGTCCACTGTGTCTGCT